GCTATTGACTACCTCAGCTGCATAAGCAAAGCCTTTGCGATTTGGCTTTGTTGGCTCGGTAGATGCTTCAATACCAGCCTTAATGTCTGCTGAATTGTAAAACGGAAATCTTCCCTTTTTCTCACGGGAGTAAAGCGCCCATTTAGAAAGTGGCGCCTCACTTGGGACTTCACCCTTAGCCTTGCTAACAATAGGACGCAAAGCGTGAGCCATGTAAGCCTCTAAGTTATTAGCAAGGTCTGGAGTAAATTTACGCATAGCGGTGCGAAGTTCAACGGCGCCGTCTAGTTCTGCGCTTAGCATCTTCTACCGCCTTTGCCTTTTCCTTATATACCTGCACTATTGCCTGTAACATCTTCTGATCTAACTCAATAAGATGTTGAGGCGCGACCCCCATTTCTACCGCTAATTTAGCGATGAAATAGGTGAGGGAATCGCGCTCTACCCTAAAGGGTCGCTCTCTAGCACCTCTACTGACTTTAAAGTTTCAATAAAGTCCATGCCGAAAGGTTTAACAGTTTCACCCGAACGTCTAACACATTCCCAAGCTAACCAATAGACATCGCCTTGCTTCTCGTCATCGCGTAGCGCCTTGAAGAAGCCTTTGCCCTTAGTTTGTTCGAACGCGTATTCCACTGCTGGAGTGATTTCGTGTTCTGTTGTAGTTCCGTCTGTTCTGGTTATCTTTAGTTTTGCCATAGCCCTATCTTTCTATTTAGAAGCTGCCTGTTGTTGCAACAGTTGTTGCACCCTGCACGTTCCAAGTTACAGACTGCATACCGACAGATGCTACATCGCCGTTGATGTCTGTTGTGTTATTTACCAACACGTTGAATGTGTAAAGTGGGTTTGTTGCTGAAACTGCTGATGCTGAATCTTGAATTAACTTAACTTCTACTGTGGTTCCCCATGCAGCTTGTAGAGTTGCAAGAACTTCACCTGCTGCGGTGTCGTTTAGGAAGTCAATAGTTACTGATGATGCTTCCAAGCCCTTGACGAACTTGTGACCTGTATCGCCCATTGCAGTTACTTCTAATTCGTCAAATGAGCGTGAAAGGCTCACTGATGTGACGTGGTCGCTAAGATCAACTGAATTTACCTTAACGCCTACCTTGTTGTTTAGGAAAATAGCCATTTATTATTCCTCGTCTTTCTTAGCGGCTGGTTTTGGTGTTGCTTTTTCTGGTGCTGGTATTTGGCCGATCTTGATTAGAAAGGCCGTGTTCTCGTCTAGATCTGCCATTGTTAGCTCCATGATGTGAGAATTGAGATGGACATTTCAGCAGCCAATAAATCACCAGAAGCCAATTCCATAACGCTTGGTTCTGATACTTCATTAACTGCTACATTTAACGAACTAGCTGATAGCGCGTTAAAAACTCCTGTGATGATTTCTTCTAGCCCTGCTAGGTTACCTTGATTATCTAGCATTGGCACAGTCATTAAAATTCTAAAGTTAGCCATTGGGCTAATTGCATTGTATTGATTATTTTGCATTTCAAGCATTGGGCTATCCCAACCCACAATCACAGAGTTAGGCAATGTGGTTGCAGGTGGATAAGCGAAAGTTTGCCATTTGGAGTTATCTGTAAGCGCAGTTGCTATTGTGGTGCGAAGTGTAGTTATCGCTGGTGTTGGCATCAGCCCACCATTGAGTTAGGGTCGAGCGCGTGAGCGATAAGGCCACGAACGCGAGCTAATAAGCTATTGCCCATTCTGTAAGGAGATGGAGTGAAGTCTGGTGAAGAACCGCCAGTAGATGAAACCTGACGTGCTTGCCAAATATCAACCGCTATCATTAAAGCAGCTTCTTGAACTGCCGCGTCTAGTGTCCAATCAACGTAAGTGTCTGCTGCTACTTGGCCTAGAGGCTGGACTGGGTGATAAGGCGCTGCGGTGTTGTTATTGCCTGTAATCGCGTAGGTAATTGAATATGTGCCTACTGCCGTAATGGTCTTATTGCCATTATGCTTAGATCCGTTGCCAGTAATAACGACTGTTTGGCCAACGTAAAAAATCTCTGTAACTTCTTCTTGGAAGTAAAGGGTGCCTGTGTTTGTAGTATTGCTATGGCCAACGTTGTAATAGTTATTGACCCAAAGCATAGGCAGCAAGACATCGTCTGCTGCATCACATACTTGTTGTAAAGTGGCATCTGGGTAGAGTGAGCCAACGCCAAGTGCTGAGCGTAATTCGCTAACTGTTGCTAAACTCATCTCTTTCCTCTCTTATGACCGATGAGGGGCAGTAGGGCTAACTGCCCCTCTCGGATTTAACTGTTGGTGCTATTAAGCAACCGCGAAGCGGCGAACGCCCTTACCGCTCTTTGCAACGTATAGAGCTAGGTAGCCGTATAGTGCAATTTCAACCTCGCCTGATGTTAAGACATTAACACGGAGTTGCGTAGTTGGCGATTCCCACGCATACACGCTGCTTGGGGCAATTAAGAACGCTGAATCGTCTGAAATGCCTGATGCGGTGATGTTGTGATCAACGATTAGGTCAGTGCCTAGAACGTTTCCACGAACTGACGATGCTACTGCAACGCCTGATGCGTTGTAAGTTGCACCCTGAGCTGAGTAAAGCGCACGGCCTGTTGTATCTGCGTAACCTGCGATAGCTGCCCACTGGTCAGTTGAAGCGACTAGCTTGTTAGCGAAATCGCCACCTGTTCCCTTGTAAGCTGCTGCACCCTCGGTTGCGATGAATGACTGCAAACCAGCTGCGGTTGTTGCAACGTTTGTTGCTGCAGTTCCAGATGAGATAAGTTCAGCGATAAGTGCTGCGTCTGTTGCCTTTTCGTAAGATTTTCTTAACTCAACCATCATCAGGTCCATAAATGCGGGACTTGATCGGTCGATGAGTTCCCAGCTAACTCGCTGCAAACCTGCGAACTTGTTTACTGTTACTGTGTCGTAGCCAGAGGTCATGCCTGTTTCAGATGGTGCTGCACCCTCGTTTGTGTCTGCCACTGTTGGAGCAGTGTTAGGTGTTCCTGCATTTACATACATGCGTGGAACTGTGAAGCTCATGCCTGATTCTGTAAGTGCCTGACGTGTTACAGCATCAAAAGCCGGACGTCCAGAAAACGTATCGGTGATGAAGGTCTGTAGATGCGGCGCTAGTGTGAGGCCGGTGTTTGTTGATGTTGAATCATCAGCAGCGCGAACGATGCGGCGAGCCTCATCATCTCCCATTGCTGCCTTGATGTTTGCTGAAAGATATTCAGCGCCTGTTAGTGGCTTAACGCGATCTTGCGCATAAACCTTTGCAGCGGTTACCTTTGGTGCGGCGGCTTCTACTGATGCTGCCTCTACCTCTGGAGCTGCTGAAACTTCTGGAGTATTCTCCACAGTTTCCTCGCTTTCTTTTGTAGGTGTGGTTGCATCTTCATCAGCAGGTGTTTCTGCTTCTTCTGATGCCGCGACATCGATAACCTGAGCAGACTTAAAGGCTGGCTCTGTTACCAAACTTACTTCGAACAAATTAGCAGCAGTAACATGCATTACTCCCGCTTTGTTAAATGACTTTTCTACTTCTACGCCGACAGACAGGCCGCTTTGCAATCCCTCGCTAGCAAGAATCAAAGCTTCTGAACCTCTGTTGCTGGCACTGACCTTAAATGAAGCATAAAGTCCATCTGCGCCCTCTGTGAAATACTGAGCGCGGCCTAGAGGCTCTTTTACGTTGTGCTGATTAAGTAATTTAATTTTCTTTGGATCATCTGGAAGTTTAATTGAGCCAGATTCAAACACTACGCGACCTGCGCTAGTGTTACCGACTTCGCCTGTTCCTAGTGGAACGATTTTGCCAGAGATAGTGCGCTTTTCTGCATCGCAGGTAATATCCGCGCTAAAGGTTAGGATTTTGTTATCCATTAACGAACCTCGTCATTTCCTTGTGGTGTTAGTTCTTCCATTTCACGCGCTTGCTCTACTGTGATTAGGTCGAGTTGTAGCATTTTCTCTATTGCCGCTAAACGCTCTAATGGTTCAGTGCGTAAGAAAGTATCATTTACTTCAAAGCGAACTTCATTGCCATTTGCAGTAATGTCGTTCATAGATAAACGAGCTGCAATAGCATCAAGATATGGCATAAGAGAATATGCAAAGAATTGCTTTCGCTCGTCCATGACGTTTGAGTAAGTCATAGAATTATTCATATCTGCTGAAAGCATATAAGCAGGGATATTGCAAAGACGTGCAACTTCTGTTGAAAGATATTGCAAACTTTCTGCATAAACCATGTCTTTAGGTGAATATGAAGTAGGAGTGTAATCCAGGGTTGCAGTTAAAAATGCAGTTCCGCGTGTATCGCGTGCGCGCTTCCATGCACCTAGAATTCCTTGAACTTCTTGCGGCGTCATGTCTGCGCCAGTGTTTTTAATTACGCCAGTTGGAAATGGAGTTGCTGCTGCGACTGCCATTGCGCGTTGCACATCTAAAGCTGCTTGAATAGTTTGTGATCCGCGAGCTAATACTCCCTCATCAAATCCTTGAAAGGTAACTAACGAACCGATACCAGACATCGGCCGAGGGAAACCATCAACGTAATATTGATTTACAGTTGTGTTGTATAAATCTAAATCATAAGTAACGCGAGTATTTGCAACCCATTCAAATCGCTTAGGTCTGAGGTCCTCGTCATAGACTTCAGTAACTTCCCAATATGCAACGCCATACAGCATGAGGCTGTCCAACGTCCAGCTAATAGTCACAAATCTTGGTTGCGCTAGTGATGGTTGTTCTAGCCACACAGGAGAACCTAATTCTTCTCCAGTAGATTTACGATATAACGCCATTGGAATGGTTGCGCCAGTTCCGCAAATTAGATTGCGTGCGCGTGCTAATGCACTGCACTTCATTGCGTCATTGCGTTGTAATCTTGGAGTTATATAGGTAACTAATTGATTAAGGTTTTCACCCATAACCTGAGGGGCATATTGCGCCAAGATCGAGTTAGACGATGAAGTGTCTGGTGATGTGGTCTTACGCGAAAATATACCCATATGTATAAGTATAGCAGAATAGTTGAATTTTCAACTATTATTCGAGTGAATAAATTGCTGGTTTCGCAATAGGCTTTAGAAGCTGATGGACAACCATTGCTAGGGCAATAGGAGCCGATACATCGCCAGCCGATTTACGTTTTACAATACGCCAACCGCTATCGTTGGTTTTAGCGGCTACGTTATTCATTTGTTTATCCAGCTCTGGTTGCATTGGGTGAGCCATGCGCATATTTACAATAGTGTCGAGCAAATCACCACAAGCTTGATAGAACTGCGCTCCCGATACGTCTTCAACCATAACTCCAGCTCTTGAAAGCCTATCTGCGATGGTTTGAGTGGCATATTTGTCATAGCAGGTTAAACGAGGCTTGAACTTGTCTATCCAACCTTTAATATCGGCTGCTATCTTTAAAT